ACCGGAATCGTCGCTAGCGAGCCAATCCCCGGCAGCTACAGTTCCGCCAAGCGTAAGACGAGTCTCGCCGTCTTCTTGGACATCTATGCGGTTTCCTGCCTGCTTGCAACCTACATCAGTAGTTATGCCAGCTGGTACGCCGGTTGTATCTGCCAAAGCACGATGATCGTCCTTTGCACCAAATTTTACTATTCGAAACGCAGGAATTGCTCCCTCCGCCACATAATTGAACTTATTGCCGTTCATATTTTCTCTCCCTGGTTAGTTTTTCGCAAGCTTGTGGATATGACAAGCCTTCTTCAGTCACAAGTTTCTCTATCTTCTCTGCCGCAGCTATCGCGCCACCTACTGACGATTCCTCCTGCGAAAACTGGAATTCACCTGGCTTCACAGCCGGTTCAATGCTGTCAAGCAGTACGATCAAAGCGTCTGCCGCTTTTTCCCCATCGCCTTCTGCAAATGAAAGAGAGCCGCCGCCAATTAGCTCGTATAATTTCTCTGCCTGTTGCATTTGCGGCGCTCTCAATTTTCCTGACTTGGAGAGTGCGCCAAGCTTCTCAGCAAAAGCGTTCTTCTTCGCTTCTGCCTCCGCTTTCGCCTTCTCTGCCTTAATCGCCTCCAGCTCGGCCCGTAGAGCTTCGACTTCTTTTTCAGAAGCTTCTTGAGCTTTTTTTACTTCATCAGAAACGCACTGCTCATTTTTTTGCTCTACGGAACCGCCCTCAGCGAAATTTGAAGTTTCGCCTTGGCTTGCTGTGGGGGTGCTTATATCAAAATCTTCTAAATTTTTAATGGTCCATTCGGGATAAACAGCATCGGCCTTTTCAATGCCTTCTTCTTCGATGAGCTTTTCCCTCATTTTTCTAAGCAAGCTGCCAATATCCTTAATTGCCCATTTAATATCAGTTTCAGTTGAAAAATAAATTATGTCTTTGGATTCTTCCCCGAACTCCAGCGGCTGCAATCCTTTCACTGCCGGAGCAACGCCGCCAAGCGCGCCTAAGTGCCTTATGCCTTTGGAAAAATTTTTGTGGAGTGCGATTGACTGGTAAGGCCACATGCCTTTCCTGGTTTCTTCGGCAAAGTCCGAGTTCACCTTTTCCACTTTGAACATCAGCATATTCTTATCGCCGACTTTGACATCTACTATAGTTGCTTGGCGAGGGGAATCAGTTGTAGGATGCCCTTTTACAAGCGGAGGATTATACCCGGCGGCAAACTGCCCACGAACTCCATCCGCTATTGCATTAATGTCTTCGGCGGAGAAAGATCTCTTTTCGCCGGATGAATCCACGTAAGTGCCAGGCTTGAACGCCTCGACCCATTTGCCTTCATTCAAAGTTTTGTTCATAAGCAGTAAATTAAAATCCAAACTCAGAAAACTCGCAGGAAAGTTTCTCGGAAAAGTTCCTGAAAGTTTTCGCATGGCATTATTTACCTTGCGAGAAGCAAGGAGTATCTGTTATGGAAAAGAGCTTTACGGAAAAGGTAGTTGAGTTTGTGTTTGGCAAAGTCGGAATGGGCGCCATATTCCTGGTTGCCGTAATTTATTTATATGCGCAAATGCAGGATATGCAGCAACGAGGCGAAGAGAAGTGGAGCGAAACCTTGAAGCTTAGCGAGAATCGCTTTGAGGAGCTGCTGAGGGAAGAACGCAAGTATCGCTACGACTGCATGAAAGCCATAGAAAGCTGCTACAGGGAAAATGGGAGAAAGCGATGAGCAAAAAGGAACATACCGAATTTGCCAAAAGACTGTACATAGTGGATAACATGTCTATCAGAGACATATCCGCAAAGCTTTGTGTTTCCGAGAGGACTTTGCAGAACTGGAAAACTGCCGGTGGATGGGAAGCGGAAAAAAATCGCATAGCTGTAGCTAAAGGAATGACGCATGAGGCGGTATATGCTGAGCTTGGGTTGTTGCTAACAAGCATGCGGCAGGATAGAGAGGCGGGCAAAGAAATTGATATGGATAAGTACAGGCAACTGGAAAGTCTCTCCAAGATTATGAAAAATACTTTCGACTACGAGAAAAACGCTCCAAAGAAAACGGAAGCTAAAAGAACGCCAGCAGATATAGCGAAAGAGATAAATAAAATATTGCTGGGGGAAAATTGAAGGCAATTGAGTTCTTCCTTCCTTACCAAAGAAGATGGCTGCAAGACAAAAGCCGCATAAAGATATTTGAGAAGAGCCGCAGAATCGGGGGCACATTCTGTCAAGCGTACGAAGACGTGTACGACTGCATTTCACAAAAGAGCCTCAAAGTATATTTTTCATCAAGCGACTGGACCGCAGCGGAGGAGTACAGAGACTATTGCGCTTCATGGGCATCAAAGCTAAATGCGATCTCCAGAATAATTGAAGATGCGAGAGAAGATTCAATAGAATTTTTCGATGAGGACAAAGATGTAAAGATAGGCCGCATAGAATTTCCCGCAACCGGTTCAAAAATAATTCTGCTGTCAAGCAACCCAAAAGCATTTCGCTCAAAGGGCGGCAAGATTGTTTGGGACGAAGCTGCTTGGCACGACCGTGCGGAGGATATGTGGACAGCTGCGAGACCTGCTATAATGTGGGGTCACTCAATGCGGATACTGAGTACCCACAACGGCATCACTTCGGTATTCAACAATCTCATAGAGAAAATTAAACGGGACGAACTTGATTATTCGCTTCACACCGTACCTATAACCTTGGCCGTTGAAGAAGGATTGGCAGATCGCATAGCCAAAAAAGAACTTACCGAAAATGAAAGGCAAAAGTTCCTCAAAGAGGAAAGAAAGGGATGCCTTTCAGAATCTAAGTGGTTGCAGGAATACTTGTGCAGTCCGCAAGATGAAACTAAAGCGATGCTTCCTTATACGCTCATTCAATCCTGCGAGAGAGACAATATATTAATGCCGGTTAAAAATCTTACCGGAGAATTGTATTTGGGTTACGACGTCGCACGCAGAGTACATTTGAGCATTATTTACATAATTGAGAAAGTTGGCAACTCTTTTATAGTGCGGTACTTGCGAGCATTGAAAAACACAGGCTGGACCAAGCAGGAAGAAATACTCTATGAGCTTTTGGAAAATCCAAACATTCACAGGGCGTGTCTCGACCAGACTGGATTGGGTGATCAGTTCACTGAGAGGGCGCAGAATAAATTTGGAGAAGGCAGAGTTGAAGGGGTATGGTTCACAAATGCGGTTAAGAGCGATATAGCAATTTCACTTGAGAAAGCCTTTCAGGACACGGGCGTTTTAATTCCAAAAGACGATCAGCAGAGAGAATCTTTGCATTCAGTTCGCAAAATGACAACCTCGGCAGGAAACACGAGGTACGACGCTGCAACTTCTGAGATTGGTCACGGAGATTATTTCTGGGGTTTAGGGCTCGCTTTGCACGCTGTAAATAAGGCCGCTGGGCCGGTAGTTGCGATAAGCGGAAATTGGAGGCCGGAGAGCGAAACGGCGGCAGGCATTTTAAAGGGGTTTTAAGTCTCTTTTGCGGAGAAGGGTATAAAATGATGTACGGGCGTAGAAAATGAAATTTAAATGGGTTTTGAACGCAATTAAACGGCATGGAGAATATGATGAATAGAAAGCAGAAAAAAAGAGCGGTGCAGCAGGCGAAAAAAACAGATTTTAACGTGCTGGGTACTAATTTTACGGGAGCGGACTCCTCGAATGGGATGTCTACGCTGAATTTTTTGCCAAACCCGGATCCAATCCTGAAAGCGCAGGGGGGGAGAATACAAGTTTACAGAGATTTGAAGGATGCGCATCTCGGCTCTGTGCGGCGAAAGAGAAGGATGGGAATTTCTTCCAAGTCGTGGTCGCTGCAATCTGGAAACGGAAACGCCGACAAAGCGAGCATCGTGGAAACGCAGCTTTGGAATATAGGCTTGCGCAACGCCATGAGAACTATGATGGAGGCGATTGATTTCGGTTATCAAGTGACGGAAGTGATATGGGAGAATGTAGATGGCGTGTGGCTGCCTGCCGCCCTGAAAGACATACCGCAGGAGACTTTCAAATTCTCTAAAAGCGGAGAGTTTATATTTGCAAGCGAGAAGAATGGCAACATTCCTCCTTACAAATTTCTGCTTACCCGAAACGATCCGTCTTCTCAAAATCCTTACGGCGAAGCTGTAATGTCCGAATGTTTCTGGCCGATTAAGTTCAAGAAGGGCGGGCTTAACTTTTGGCTAATGTTCGTGGAGAAATTCGCAATGCCAAAGGTTGTCGGTAAAACGCCTGTAAGCGCAAGCGATGCGGAGAGAGAAGATTTCCTGAAAAAACTCTACGGATTAATACGTGACGCAGCTCTGGTAGTCAACGATAACACAACTGTCGAAACGCTTGAGCCAAAGGTTGGCGGAGTTTATCCTTACGAATCTATAGTGACATGGGCGGATCGTGAAATGTCCAAGGCGTATCTGGGCGAAACTCTCACTACCGAGCAAACGGATACAGGTGGCACGAGGGCTTTGGGAGAAGTGCACAACGAAGTGCGGCTTGAGATGACTCAAGACGATATTGCGATGATTGAAAGCACGATGAACACTTTGCTCAAATGGGTTTGGGAACTGAATTGGCCGGATGACGAGGAAATCCCCTGGTTCCAGTTTGCGCAGCCCAAGGATATGCAAACAGGCGAGCTTGACCGAGACAAGAAACTGTACGATCTTGGAGTGCGGTTCACTGACAAGCATTTCATTGATTTGTATGGCGTAAGCCCCGACCATATCACAGAGATTGTAAGTCCGCAATCAGGCGGCATGTTTGCGGAGGGCGATGAGAAGCCTAATGTAAGGATTAGGAGCAGCCACAAGAAAGCGGACAAAGCCGTGAAGGAAATTATGAGCGAAGTTTCCGCAGATGATTTGCAGAAGCAGGTGGAGGAAATGGCGAGGCCCATAATCAACCTGTGCGAATCATGTGGCTCTTATGAGGAATTTGAAAAGGCACTTTTGAATATTGCGCCGGATATCAAAAGCGATAAGCTGGAAGAGGCTGTGACTAAGTGCATGATGATTTCTGAGGCTAAGGGCATTATAGATGGCTGATGAATTCTCAGTCAGCGTGGCGTTTGGAAAAACGCCGGAAGAAGCCGTCAAGTACTTTGAATCCAAAATTCCAAAAGGCCCGAACGGACCAAACGGACACTGGAATTGGACCGACACAATGCGCAATTCGCATGATATGGCTTTCGTGGTTGCGAAAGCAACGAGCCTTGACTTGGTTAAAAGCGTCCACGCTTCATTAGCGAATGCGCTCAGGGAAGGCAAATCGTACCAGTCGTTTGCGAATGACATAATACCGGAATTGCAGAAAAGAGGTTGGTGGGGGAAAGGAGTCACGGTAAAGGCCGGAGAGAAGGAAGCTACGATAGATATTGGGCATAGGCGTTTAATGAACATTTACAACACCAATATGCACACCGCTTATGCAGCCGGCGAGTATATGGCAATGAAAACTGAAGTAGAAGATTACCCTTACTGGCAGTATGTCGCATTAACAGGCGGCAACAGGAGGGAAGAGCATCAAGTACTTAACGGAAAGGTATTCCGCCACGATGATCCTATATGGGGCGTTATATATCCCCCAAACGGTTGGGGCTGCCAATGCACTGTAGAGCAGTTGTCTCAATGGGATATTGACAATTCGGGAATTAAAGTATCTCAGACAAGCGGCGGGGATTTTGAAACGAGAAAGACTATAATTCAGGGAAGACATATAGAGACTACCGGCGTTAGAGTTGGAAATAAAATGATGTATGCGCAGGATGGCTGGGATTACTCGCCTGGTGAATATTCCGTCCAGTATCAGTCTATGCTGTATAATAAGATAAACGAAAGCTTCATTTCGGATTCAGCAAAAAAAGAATTGCAAAGACAGCTTGACAATTCCATCAATAAAAGTTTTAGCAAATTTGTAAAGGATAATTTGGTGGCTGGGGTAAGCACTGGCAGAGATGCAATATCAGTCGCTATGATGCCAAGCAGAATAGCTGGTAAATTAAATAGCCCTCCTATACTGACAGTTTCTTCTGAAAGCATGGTTCATTCATTGAGAGAAAAAAAGCAAATGAAAGATAAGGCAATTCCATTGAGTGAGTTTATAACCCTTCCGACAAACATCAATGAATGGATCGCAAAGAACGGAATTCGGCAGGAGAACAGAACTGACGATATACTTATTTACAGCGAGTCATTTAAGGACGGCGAAAAAATTTCTCGCTACAAAGCTGTGTTTACGAGAAGGTTCAAGGGAATAGATCACTATACTTTAATATCAATTACGAAGGTGGGTGCTGATTCTATGGGGAACGGTTCGCATGAGGTGTGATTTAGAGAGCTTGCGGGGGAGGACCGCTCATCCCTCCCATGACCGGGGACTTTCATCCCTCACGCAGTGGTGCCGCGGATATTTTCCACTTACTCTCGCAAGCTCTCAATTATAAATATAGATAATTCTATTTTTCTACTATGAAGATTTCCATAAAATGCAACGCAAACGAAGTGAAGGCTTCTATTGAAGGTGTTATAGGTCGCATGAAAAGCCTTCGGAAGCCTTTGAGTGATGCAGCAAGACATTTCAAGACTTCGGTTAGAGAGAACTTTGATAAAGGCGGAAGATTCTCAAGCGCAGGTTCAATAGAAGGCGGCAGCAGCAACTGGAATGGGCTTAAATACCCAAGGCTTACTGCAAGTGGAAAAAAATCTTCAAACCAAAGGCCCTTATTGAAATCGGGTCTGCTCAGAAGAAGTATTTATTCAAGAGTTGTTGGAAACGGCATTGAAATGGGGTCACCATTGGAATATGCGGCTATACATAACTTTGGAGGAAAGACTAGACCTCACGAGATAAAGGCAAAACACGGCAAGGCACTCAAGTTTTTCCCTGGTGGAGCTGGAAGCAAGGCTGTATTTAGAAGCACGTCCAAGAAACCATTCAAGCACCCAGGCTCGCTAATTCCAGCGAGACCATTCTTAGTTCTTCAACCGAGCGATTTAGAGTATTTTAAGCAGCGTTTGTTAAGTCATATAATTGGCTGTTAAAACGTTGTTGAAAACAAATTCGGCTGCTCAATATTTTTCTTCGCAGGTACTTTATTTGCGATTTTGCTAATCGTGCGGCTGCTCACTCCGAGTCGCCATGAAGCATCCTTTATATTCAAGTTATGCTGTCTTCTTAGCCATTTTTCGATTATCTTTTTTGGGTAGCTTGCGGGAAACGCAATGCTCCGACCTCTTAATCTATCCCATAACTTGACGAACTTCTCTATGCCAATCTCTGAAGCCAGGAAGCGCAAGGAATCGCTGGGCAAGTCGGATATTTCGGCTTCTTGTATGAAATCGGATGGGAGCATAATTTGGAATGTAGAAATTTATTTTTTATTTCGTTCGTATTCCGATTTGTCAATAATTTCTTTTACATTGTTAAGTCCGAATACGTCTTCTAAATGTTTTTGCTTTTTTGTTTTCTTGCAGTGCCGCATGAACATTTTAAATGAGCATAAAAACTCGCAAGCTACGGATATGTCAAATTCTTTACCGTTGCAATCTTTAACTTTAGATTTTAAGAAGCTTCCATAGCATTTCGTAATTATCATTGTAATCTCAATATTTCCTAAATCTCTTTCGTCTAAATCAATTTTATACTTGCAAAATAAATCATAGTACTTGAAGAGGTATATAAAATGAACTGGAAAATTTCTGTCTTTTTCATTGTAAAGTTTCAGTTCCGCCAACATAAAATAATTCTCGGCCATCTCTCGAAATAGCCCGTAAGTATCTGCGTTGAGTTTATTTAAATTGAAAATATTCTTAAATAATTTAAATGCATATTTGATAGTACTCCAAAGTGCCTTTAGTACATCTAGCGGTATATTTAAGAATCTTTTAATCAACTTAAGAGCTATATCGCCAAACGAATTTCCTTTCATAGTTCTGTAGATTGTAATAATACTAGCAATGATACCAAGAATAATTCCCGTAGAAGCTATTATTTGCCAAAGGCTAAAATTATTAGACCAGTCAATAAATGCTATAGCAATTTCTATCATATTTTCTCCTTCCACAACCTGCCTATGCAAGCTCATTTTAACCGAAATGCCTTTCTAATTCCAACCAATTAAATTATCGAACATTGCATTGGTTTTGCTTTTCTTGCACAAATCTTTAACTATCATAACTTCTGTCGGCCAGTATTTTAGATTGTCGCTTTTTGGCTTTTTGCTTCTAAGCATTTCGTAACCAGGTATGTATAATCTTTTTACCGCATCAAGCGAAATGTTAGACATGTGTATGTGCGCCATTATAAAAGCGATTGTGCCGTTTGTAAGCATGTAATGTATGCTGTCATTTGTGGTATATGAATTTGGGAGCTTCCGCATGGGCTTTCCCGTGCAAGAGAATTTTCCTTCGGATACATTATGGTATAGACAACTCCGTAAAACACGTTTGCGATTTTTTGAGTGGTAATTTACCAAGAAGCCGTGTTCGGGGGCTATTATGCGCCCATCGCATTCGTCGCATATCCACCAGCTTGTTTTTGGAAGCAGCCGCCTGTCGAAGCTCAATTCAAAATCAAAATATTCATCCAGTCCTATGTCGTTGGCAAGAACCGCTCTCAATGAGGCTGGAAATATTTTATATTTGCGGTTATATCCGAATTTATATGCGGCGCAGTCTTCTACTTGAATCAATTTTTTATAAGTGAATTGAAAGGTGCTTATATTTCCTCTGTTATCGAAATAATCATCAACGGCGCGAAACTTGTTTCTGCCGATTACGGCGTAGATGTAATAATTTATATTTTCATCAATTATTATGCCCTGCACTTTCTCTCTTTTCATAAGCTACTGGTACAAGCTCCTTGTTAAATAATGAGTTATTGAAAAATATAGAAAAATCCATCAAATCACCCCTAAAAATTAGTGTTATTTGTTGGATTTAACAATTTTAGATTATATATCGCCTTCATCCATTTTGATTTTAAATGACAGAATAATACCTTTTATAACTTCGAACTGCTCTGGAGTGAACGATAAAATTACTGAATTCCTGCCTATATCTTTACTTTCTACTCCTACAAATTCATTGATTTCTTCGTAAATATCCCTATTATCATCTAAAAGCCAGTGAATATCACAACCCTGCTGAAATAACTTTAGCATTATCTCATAGCTAGGCTTACTTCGCTCGGTTGTATAAGCGGACATTTGATTGGCATTTACTTCCATTGCCGTAGCCAAATCATTCAGAGAGCCGAATTTTCGCTTAGCAAACACCTTGATTTTTTCCCCAAACATAGCTTTTTCTCCGGTTTTTTCAAAAAAAGTTATTATTTTACAAAAAAAAGTTGACATTTCTTGTAAAATAATGTATATTTAGTATTAAGTAGTGTGTTTGCCACTACGAAACGCTAGTTAAAAGGTAGAAAATGAGTGAATTAGTAACTTCAAAATTTGCAAGAACTCAAGTGTCTTGGGTTGCTGTCGCAAAAGAAATAAATAAACGCCACAGTCGCGAGTACGCTCCGCAATATATACGTGACGTGGCTGTTGGGTATAGAGGAAATAAGCGGCTTTATAATCTATTGGAATCTCTTGGCGTACTTAATCTTGTTATGCAAGTTCGGCGGGAGGCGATGTAATGTCTAAATATCCTCTTTTAGTCAAGACGAATTGGTCTGCTACAGCTCGGCTTGTAGGGAGCAACCGATCAGACGTTTATAATGTAGCGAATGGCAAAAGAGTAAGTAAGCGCATTTCTGCCGCACTTCAAACTTTGACCGTACAGAAAATTTGTTGGCAAACTGTTGCAGAACTTGCAAGTACTGGCAGACCCACACCCTATAAGGCAAAGCACGTGTACGAAGTAGCAAAAGGATTTCGGGAGAATAAGCAGTTGTTTGAGCTGCTTTGGAAGATGCGGATTATTGAATTGCTCAAGCGACAGGATGAGGAAGCAAAGAGGATTAAGGAGAGTTTCACCAACAGCCAAACGGCGGAGGTATGATATGAGCTCAGTTATGCTAAACAAGATTTTCCAGTTTCAGATATACAATGTTTTGACAACGGCAAGGCTCTGCGATATAGATGTCAGCACTGGCAATTATATTTATGAAATAAAATTCATTAACATTGAAGCGAAAAAATGTACAACGAAAAAATACGATATGAGCGAAAAGCTAACGGAGAATTTCCAGCTTGCATTTATTCTGTTTGAATATTATAGCCTTTACGGAGCCATAACAGAAAACCAAGATTTTGTAGAGGATGAATATAACATAGATTTACGCACAAAAACCGGACAGAAAAAATACGAAGCTTTGATAAAGAGACATGAGTTTATAGAGACCATTTTAGATATGTACAACAAACCTTTCTTTTCTGCCTTTGAGCAGTTAGGAGTAATTTAACTATGCTTACCCCTAACTTTTATCAAGATCACTCTAGATTGCTTTTCTGGGCGGATAAGCATTATGCAAACCACGAGCGCATGAAACTCGCAGCTTTCAACAGCAAACGCAAAAGAAGGAAAGGAGGGCGTAGATAATATGCTAATAGCAGACATTGTGCAAGACGAATACAGCAGGGACTGGGTAAGAGCGAAATGCGACGTTTGCGGAAAAGAAAGCTTTATGCCCCTGGACATCAGGTCTGCCAAATTCGGCATAGACTCCAAGGAAGCATTGAAAGGAGAGCTTGACTGCGATGTTTGCAAGTCCGGCTATTACAAAGTGTTCGTTGGCTACATAGGCAATAGCGGCTTTCGCAGACTATTCAAGGACAAAGACGAAGCTCAGAGCTGGATCAACAAACAGGAAAATTCCGTAATGTTTTACATGGAGGATTTATGAAAGAAATGGATGTAGATCTCGTATTTTCAAAAGGCATTATTATGATATTTCAAAAGGTCATAGCCGATTTGCAAAATCCCTGCGAAAACTGTAGTATCAAAACAGAGAAATGCCCAGTTAAGCAATGTAAAAGCGACAGGGATATAACCATTTGCAAAGCCAAAACTTTATTTAAGCACGCTCAAACTACGCTTGAGTATATAAGCGATAGAAAAATAAAGTTCGTTAGATACAAAGGGAAAAGAAAATTAAGCCTCGCAAGAGCTTTGTGGGAGGGCAAGTAGTATGCCAGCTAAAAAATATTACACAGAAGAAGAAAGAAAAAAAGCTATAGCGATTAGTTCGGCGAAATATTACAGACGCAATAAAAAGAAAATTCAACAGCAAAATAAAAAATGGAGAATCAAAAACGCAAGCCACGTCAAAGAATATAGAAGAGAATACTATCGCATAAACAATAAACACTGCAATGAAATAAATGCAAAATGGAGATCTGCGAATCCAAAAAGAGTGAAGGAACTGCAAAAAAGATGGTGGCATAAAAACCCAGATTACCAAAACAAACGTTATAAAGAAAAATGCTCCAAATACGCAGATGACTTAAAAACCAATATGCTTGCAAGTGCTGATTTTTTAAAATCTTACGACGCCTATCATAATTTGGGGGTAAAATGACATACGGCTACATTAGGGTATCGACAAACAAGCAGGATGTAGAAAATCAGAAGCTTGGAATTGAAAAAAGAGCTCGTGAGCTTGCGACGCAGATTGACGAATGGGTGGCAGACGATGGAGTTTCCGGCACAAAGGAGTACAGCAAGCGAAACTTGGGCGGTTTAATGGAAAAGGTGAAAGATAAAGATATTATCATTGTATCGGAACTTAGCCGCCTTGCTCGCTCCGTGTTCATGCTGTTTCGCATAGTTGAGCATTGCACTCAAACGGTAGAAGCAGAAATTCACGCCTGCAAGGAAAATCAAATATTGCGCAAAGGCGATGTTGTTTCCGCAATAATTCTATCTGCTTACGGAACTGCCGCACAGATAGAAAGAGAAATGATAGTAAAACGCACAGTGGAAGGCTTGGAGCGTAGAAGACAAGCTGGCGTTATTCTTGGCAGACCGCCTGGCGTAAAGAACCAATCGAAGTTACTGGAAGGCAAAGAGGAAGAGGTTTTAGATCTTGTAAATAAAAAAATTCCATTCGCATCAATCGCAAGGCTATTGGGTGTACATCGTATAACTTTGTCAAATTTCTGCAAAGAACGTAACATTGCAAATCCGAGATGGACTGGAAGCTTCAATAAATCGCCCAATTATATGCGAGGAATTGCCGCTCAAGAATTATTTGACAAAAACAAAGATAAGATAATAGAAATGCTTAAAACCGGTTTAATTCCACGCGAAATTTCAAGGGAATTTATGGAATTGCAAAAATCAAAAGGGCTGCCAGAGATCCCAAAATACTCTTTTAAAAATTGGCTTATGAAGAACGATGATGTGCACAATGTTTGGGTTAAAAAAAATCTTGAGTCGCGAGCTAAATACAATGTTGATTGCGGCAAACAAAAGGGGTATTACAGGTATTGATATGTATAAAATAGGTATAGACTGGGCTAGGGCAAGAAATGATTTTTATGATGCGTTTAGCATAAGCATAAGGCATTTTTACGATGGACTTTGCACTTTTCTATTTGGGCAAATCCAGATAGACATATTTAAGTTTGACGAATATCTGCACAAGAAGTATGGAGAGTACGAAAAGGAAGGTAAGAGTCTAAACGACATAGTCACGGAACATTACGGCGCAAAAGGATTGAAGGTACTTATCGCTTTACTCCCTTCGGAGGATACAAAGTTGTCAAAGGCAGTTGAACAAACTTTTTTACAGGAGACATCAAACAATGGCAAATAAAATCAAGAGCATTTTAGATACGGAACCGCCAGAAGAAAGCCAGTACGATGGCTGGACTTATTTCGGTGATGCAGGCAATAAAAAAGAGAAAGTTCCTTACATACTCCAAGAGGAAAGCCCTGGCGTTAGCTCGGCTTGGTGGCCTATGGGAAAATGCTGGTTTAGCTTTATGAGAGTACCTACGCTTGAAATTTTCACTAGCTGGGTAGAAGCTGCTATTGCCTCTAATCTTATCAAAGAAGAAGATTCAAAGAAATGCAAAATTGACGGATGTAAATCTGCATTGAATTTTAATGGTGTTCAAAAGCTGCTTAAACATTGCCCATTGTATTTCAACAAAAATTTAAAACGCCACTTCCTAAGCCAAGTGGAAACAACCAAAGGAGAATCTATGAAAAAGGAAAATAATTCCATAGGCAAGTTTGATCCTAAAAAGGCAACCGAGCTTATAAGAAAACCCATGCCAATCGGCGTTGACGAAAGCGACGGCAAGGATTACAGCGCTAAGGTAATGACGGTAGCTCCCGCAAAGGCACTTGAAGTGCTGAATTTTTGGTACCACGACAAAAAGTTCAGAACGCACGTACAGCCAGACGGTAGCGAATGGTACTGCCTTGCCGACATCTGCAAGATTTTGGGTTACAAGGATGCAGAAGAGGCATTCGAAAAACACTGCATCGAAAAGCGCATAGCTCACAAACCCGAAGATGTGACAAAAAAACTTTACTATGTCAGCGAATGCGACTTGAACAACCTCATATTGCGTTCAAACAGCCCCAGCGCATTGCCCTTCCGAAAGCTCATAACGCAGGAAGTCATGCCTGCGCTAAGGAAGTACAGCAAGTACATCATCACCACGGAAATTAGAGAGCAGATATTGGGCGAGGCAAAAAAAGCCTTGCCTGTACAGGGTGAGCAACTTGAAATGTTTCCGATAACAGCAAGCGGAAAAGTGACATTTAAAAAAGAAGCGATGGACTGGCTATTAATAGCGAGAAAAAAACTCGCAGACAAGGGAGTAACTTTTGAAACCTACTCGGATTTTCTCGGCTACCTCATTGATGCAGGGGTGAAGGCTATCAAATGAAAAAAGATTGGCTCTCATACACGTGGCTTTCTGTAAGCGAAGCGGCCCGACTTGAAGGGCTGAGTGAAAAGGTCATGCGCAACTGGCTGAGAAGTGGTGTGAATTGCCGGTATGTATGGCGGCTCAATCCGCAAGGCGAAAAAGAAATCAAGCTATCATCGCTTTCCCACAACGCAGTCAAGCTTTATATGGACGAAGAGCTGCCGGAAGTAGAGCATTCGCAAAAAAGAGAAGATCCCGAAGTTTTCCTTGCACTGTACAACGCAAGCCCATCCTACGCAAAAAAGAAATGCGACCAATGGACTCAAGTACTATTGGAAACTAGGGATATGCGAGGAACAGCGAATCTTCGCAGTTTCGTTGACTGGTGGAACGCAAACAACGAATTCAAAATATCACTCCCGAGGCTTTACGCCGTCCGCCAAGAATATATGGAAAACGGCAACGACCGCTCCTTCCTGCTCAAAGAAAGGCAGGTTCCGCAAACTTCAGTCAAGAAAGAATGGCTTGATGATTTCAAGGAGTGCTACCTCCGCCAGCAAAGGCCGTCAGCCAATGACTGCCGCATTTATGCACTTGGCAAGGCTAGGCAGCGATGCGAGAATGTCAACGAGGAATCCTTCCCTAGCCTTGCCTCCTTCTACCGTGCGGCGGCGAAAATCGGCGACGGCATAAAATCGTGGCACAGAGGCGGCCCGAAAAGCTTCTACGACAGCCATTCGCTGCACATAGAAAGAGACTGGAGCGCAGTGCAGGCCGGCTGGTGCTGGATTGGCGATACAAGAACTTGGGATGTAATGGTGAACTACCCAGGCTTTGAAACGCTCAAAAGACCATACATAACAATGTTCGTGGATGCTCGCACCGACATGCCCATGGGTTGGCACATTCACGTAACGCCTCCAAGCGCAGCGAACACTTTAATGGCACTCAGAGACGGCATACAACGCTTTGGCAAACCCGATATGCTTTATGTTGACAACGGCCGTGAATACAGAAACAAAGATTTCTCCGGCAATCCTAGAGGCGGCAACAACTGGGGCAAGGAAGGCTCGGAGTGGATGCAGAGCGCAACAGGCATTCTGGACATTCGCATGAAGTTCGCCATCGCTCGCAACGCAAGAGCAAAGAATGTTGAAAACTTCTTCGGAGTTTGCAAAAAGATAATAGATAAATCCTTCCTGTCATACTTCGGTGGCAATTCCATCGAAAGGCCCGAGCAAGTGAAAGAACTATTCAAGAACAAAGACAAAGCGATCAGCTTCAGCGAGTTCAAAAATGTAATGAATGAAAATTTCCTTGACATAATGCCAAACTATCCCTGCAAGTTCAAACGGTTCGCACAGGACACTAGAAAAAAAGCCTGGGATTATTTGTACGCCCAAAGAACGCCAATGCAAACGCTGACTCAGGAAGCTTTGGATATGATACCAACGCTCACGGAAGAATGCGCAGTTGGCAGAAATGGAGTGTCCATTTCAAAACTCGGAGTATCGTGGTGGGCCGAGTGGATGCCAGCCATGAAAGGCGAAAAAATCATAGTGCGCTACAATCCACAGGATTTATCCAAAGCGTGGGGCTACGAGAAAGGCGGCCGCATCATAGATGAGATGGGAGCACCGCACATAGTCCCTGCGCTCATAGAAGCCCTGCCGGAAGAAGAGCGAGTGCTTGCAAGGGATTTGCTCAGCAAGGCAATGGCAGCAGAAAGAAGCGAGCGCAAACTTATGAAAAGCTCACACAAAAGCAAAGGCATCAGCGAGCACGATATACTTGAGGCGAGAAAGTTCGCGTTGGGCATCAAGAAGATAGATGAGGTAACGGGCGAAGTGATAGACAACGGAACTAAGATAGCTGCTATCGCACCTCCCACAACCATCACCAAGCACGACGCAGACAAGCAGAAGCTCAAAGAGCGATCTGAATACGGAGACCCCGAGCTATTGAATATGCTCGGTTAAACAGAGTTTAAACACCCTTTAACAACGGAGAAAAAGGATATGGAAGAAGACATAAAAAAACGGCTCATCTTGCTGATGCAGGAAACTGGAGCATCGCAGAATAGAGTGGCGAAAGCCCTAGGTAAAAGCAGCTCCGCATTATCACAGTGGCTGTCGGGCACTTACAAAGGTGACAACGACGCTATGAAAGCTAGAGTTGAGGATTACCTCGCAGCAGCAGCTGAAAGAGACGGCAGCGCAAATTCCCTGGAGGAATTAGGTGTTGTGGAAACCAGATGCTACACGGCAGTATCTAAATTCTGCAAGCTCGTCTCCAAAAACAGAATGATGGGTTTGCTTACGGGCGATGCTGGAGTAGGCAAAACCACTGCGCTCAGAGACTATGCGAGAAAACACCCAACCAGCATTCTGATCGAAGCGGATATGGGATATACCCCTAGAGTATTTTTTGAAGAGTTGTGCTCACGCCTTAACGTAAGCGCACCCAACACAACACACGCCAAGTTCGCCCAGACGGTTGATCGCCTGAAAAGCAGCGACCGTCTGCTTATGATTGACGAGGCGGAGCATTTGCCTTACGGCACGCTTGAGTATGTTCGCCGCATACACGACAAAACCGGCATCGGGATAATTCTTTGCGGACTTCCAAGGCTTGAGAAAAATATCAAGGGCTACAAAGAATCGTACTTGCAATTGTCAAGCCGCATTCAGCTCGTGACACGCCTCAAGCATCTAACTGAGGAAGACGTCGAAGCGTATCTGGAAAGCCGGTTTGAAAAATACGACAGCGAGTGCGTAAGCACCCTAATGGATTTCAGCAACAAAAATTGCCGCATAATGGCAAACCTATGCAAGCTGTCCACGGAGAGCATGTCACATAAAAGCATTTCCAAGCTATCAAAAGAAGTTTTGGACATTGCTAGGAAGCTATCAACATGAGAAATCAAATGATATGTAGAATCCATGCTCTGGCCGCAATGGTACCAATGGATGACGTAGAGTATAGAAACATGCTCCACGACCTCTATGGCAAGCAGTCCAGTAAAGAACTCACCGAATGCCAGCAACTGGAACTCGTGAAGATATTGCGAAAGCAAATTGGAGCCAGGCAAAAACGCCGCAACCCGGAGATGGCAACGCCAAAGCAGCTAGGGGCAATAAAAGCGATGTGGGCAAAGGTAAGCAAAGCTGAAACCGCCGAGGCGAGAGAAATAGCATTGCGGAAATTCTGCAAAAGAATAACAGGGTGCGACTTCCTTCAGTGGCTCACCAAGGCGGCCGTGCGCAAACTAATCAAAGCTCTGGAAAAAATGGGCGCCAGCACCCCAGAGCAATGGAACCAAAATCAACCAACCAGCCAACAGGAGGACAACCATGGCTAAAACAGACAAAGACGGCAACTGGATAAACGTGAGAGGGCACTTCGTGCCTGTAAGCACAATCCCGGAAATGGATCGGAAAAAAGATGCCTTGGTGGAAAAGCTCATAAAGAAAGCTCGAAAGCTGGATGATTTACTCGCCGAGTTCCACAAGGAATGCGCAGCGGGCATAGACGGATATCTAGCATACAGAGCGAAAAGTGAAAAGGTCAAGAATTCGTGGAAAGGCAACATACAGCTAAAGTCTTTTGACGAATCTCTTATCGTGGAGCGAGCCATGAGCGATCGCATAGACTTCAACGAGGATTTGCAGCTCGCAAAAGCCCAGATTGATATATGGCTAAAAAATCGCATAGGCAGCACCAATGCGGATCTCGCAAAAGTCATTTCGCAAACTTTCAACGTGGACAAAAAAGGCCGCATAAACACAGCAGTAGTCCTCAAATTGATGCGCCTAGAGATTGAAGATGGAGACTGGAAAAAAGCGATGGAACTGCTGAAAAAGAGCATAGTGGTCGCAAGCACCAAACTATACATCCGGTTCAGGGAAAAGGTTATGGCTGACGGCAATGAAGCTTGGAGGCAAATAAACCTGGACTTCGCAAACGCAGGGCAATGATGGATATTGCAAGAACATTGGCAATGCTCGCAAGCCTCACCGTCCTATCGCTGATACTGGCGATATGGGTAAAGATAGAGCGCAAGCAAATCAAAAGCGACTGCCCTGCGCTGACAAGGTTCATGGCATTGCTGATGTTCTTGCCCCTTTGGATTCTATGCATATTTTCTTTAGCAATGGAGATTTCACAATGGCAACAGCAGTAGATGTATTACCACCAAACATAACCGACATGAGCTTACTAAACCCGGAACTCTTGCGAGTCTATGAAGCACTGCAAGAGAACTTTGGTATTTGGAAGCTTTATGTGAATGAGTGGGATGGCAAAAGAATAAATAGATGGTGTGGCTACAGAACAAAAGAATGCACCATAGGAGCAATCAACTCGGCACACAAGCGAGGTTTAGCCCTAGACCTTCACGCAGGCACACCCTACGCAGACGCTGACACTAAGCAAGTAAGAAACACCAAGCTATGGATGTTCATACAAAGCTGGGGCCACGAATACGGCGTAAAGAGGCTTGAGTACATAGACGCAACCCCCACCTGGTGCCACATTGACTTAGTGGAAAAAGCCGGGTGGAACCATAAGGAGAAAGTGTATGTGTTTAAACCCTGATGTAGAATTTTATTTGGATATAGATGAAGTTGTAACGGATTTTTGCAAACAAGCAGAAATTATGGGTTATAAAAAACCTATTGAAGCTGGCAAGTTCTGCAACGATCCGGAATTATGGGAAATTATAAACAAAGATGCTCTCAACTTCGCCGCTACAATGCCCTGGAAACAAAAAGGAAAAATACTCTATGAAATACTCATTAGGTATAACCGCCCTATAATCCCAATAACTCACTGTCCAAGCGAGGAGTGGAAAATGGGTCGCCTTTCTTGGATTGAGCAAAATTTAACACACTCTCAAACACCTATAATAGTTCCTTCAGGAAGTAGTAAAGCTACGTTTTGTAAAGGTGAAAATAGCGTTTTAATAGATGACATAGTGAGTAATGTAGAGGAGTGGCGAGTAAAGGGTGGTACTGCAATTCTATGGGATTGGAAATACCCAATAGGCTCACATGTTCTTCTTGATTTAGCACTTGAAAACTTGAGGGTTGCATGAAGGTGCTACATTTTAAAGGCGATCCTATTATAACCGAATTTGCCGGAGAGGACCTGTATCGCGTAGTGAAAACCACTAGCTGCACCGTGTGGACTGATGTAGGTGTATTGCGCTACACAATACACGCAGGCTTCATAACGGACATGCGGAGTGGTAGCCACGCAATAGATTGGATTATACCAAAATTCACAAATAATATATACTATAACTGGGCTATACTTATCCACGACGCTAATTACACGCTAGATAAGGATGGCAACCACAACTTAAATCGTGAGACGGCAGATTTGCTACTGCGCGAAATGACGAGAGTTAGCAAAACATTAAATGCCTTGCAAAGATTTTTAATGTACAACGCGCTACGGCTATTTGGCAACAGTGCGTATAAGGGGGCAAATACCGGCGTTTATACTGGAATGGAAAATTACATGAATTTTGAATGGAGCGCAAAGTGATGGCCGTTAAATTTGAGGAAGATAAAAAGCTTAATCGTCGTAAACGACATAACCGGTCGAAAGACCACAACCGCCCGAAAGGGCAAGGAGATAATATGAGTAAAAAGCAAGAACTCATAGAGGCGTTGCTAAATGATAGAGCTGGTACGGCTACTATAATTGAGCAAATGGAACTGCAACTATTAACTGGTGAGCGGGTAGGCACCAATCAATGGCATCAGATGCAGAGACAAAGAAACGCGCTGCTTGAATACAAGAATGCTACCGTAGATCGTATTTACGATTTACTTCAGCAGCAAACTCAGGAGGCTTCGTAAAATCAACAATAAGCTTTCTTGTGGACATAAAGTTTGCAAGAAAGCTTTTAAGGTTATTTGCGAGGGATTATATGAGAATATGTACTAAATACGCGAAACTTTGCGTATAATTTCCATAATTTAAATGGTATTTAAATGGCTAAAAATACACCTTCAAATATGCTACGGTTAATTCTTAAACGAAAGTGGTTTAGAATGATAGAGAGTGGCATAAAATTAGAGGATTACCGCGAAATCAAACCATTTTACATCCCTCGCTTAAAGAAAAAACTTACAATTGTTCAATTCCAACTTGGCTACAAAAAAAACTGCGAGCAAATGACATTTGAAATCCAGAGAATTTCCGAGTATCATCCAAACACAATATTTACAATCGCCGGAATCGAACCAACTATGGACATCCAGCTTAGGCTTATTTTTGGTAATTCTTGTGAAGAATTATGGGGATTTAATAAGCTGAAACCTCAATATGTTATTAGGTTAGGGAGAAGGATTTCATAA